TGTTTATTAACCGCACCGAATGCTGAACCTAATTCACCAGTTTTTTCATCTACTGTCGTTAGATTTGTTAATACTTCTTGTTGTAATTTATTTCCAAAGTTTTTTATACCTAATGATTCGACTAATGATTCACCACCTACGCTATCAAAAAATCCTTCAATTTTATCACCAAGACCTTTTGCTATGTCACCTTGTCTTCTAATTGTAAATTCTGTAGCTTCAATTAGTTTTTGTCTTTTTTTATCTGATTCAATTACTTTTTCAGACACATCAAGTTCTTCTTTTTTAGCAATAGCACGATGTGCAAATTCTTGAATAATTTGTTCACCTAATACTTTATTTTGACTAAAATATCTTCTTCTGACCTCTGCTGCAGCGAGTTCATAGTTCTCTATATCGTCTCGTATTTTTTGAGCTGCTTCTCTCTTTTTATCCAAGTTTTTTATTTGTTCATTTAATATATCAGAAAAGTCGATACCAGCAGCGATTTCCTGTTCGGTAAATTTAGACTGTTTTTCGTGTTCAGCAGTAATACCTTTTTCAGATTGTAATGTCTGTTCAGTATTTTTACTTCTAACTTGTGAGTTTTTTGCTTGTTCTTTTGTTGTTTCGGCCATATTTTATCGTTTGTGTTATAACCTTTTTTTGATTTATTATTTTATTAGAATATTATATAATTCAGGGTTTGTTTTTTTCAAAGCAGGTAATCTTTTGTTTAATTCTTTATTAAGCTTTTTTAAATCATCACTAACTTTTTTTAACTCAGGGTTATTATTGATTTGACGATTAATGCTTCTTTTACCTTGATTTGTCAGAAAGCTGACAATAGCTTTACCAAGAAATTCTCTTAGTGTTTTTTTATTTTCTTTTACAAATTTTCTGTTCATAGTTTTTTCCTATCAATAAATATCAAGTTTTAAGATTTTTGGAATGTAGGACGAGAGATTTCAGTCTTTCCTTTGTTTCGAATTTTATCTATTTGTTCTGATTCTTTATTTTTTGCATCAATTAATTTTTGAGCATAAAATCTTCTCAATGGAACTGGCATATTATATAGTTCATTGTGATTAAAGCCGTTTCCGTGATAGGCTATGTTGAAGAGTTCTTCGTGAATGGCCGCCCTATTACTCGGCGGCTGGCCAAAAAAAGTCTATCCCTAATGGAATATCAATTTTATGACTTCCACCAGATTGACTTGTGTAGTCAAACTTCATAATGATGTCTGGTTCTACCGACTCTCTATAAACTCTAAATGCTCTCGCATCTAATGCTAAAAACTGATTCTCAACAAAGTCATCAATAGTTTTTTGATTTGTATCTCCGTCTATTGATTGAATTATATATTTTAAACGAGTAGTTACACCCTTATCAATACCTGTTAGTTTTGTAAGTTTCTCGTAGTCTTTTAATATTTCAGATACTTTGTTTTCATCTGCTTGAGTTAATAGTTTGAACTCAACGACTTTTTTTGAATTAGGTAATTCAAATGAAAATAAATTGCCATTTTCATAAGATGTTTCATCTATTTCTTTGTGTTTTAATTTTGTTAAATCAATAACAACTTCAACTTTTTCACCTGTGTCAGGGTCAACGATGGTGCAAGGATAGTCTTTTCCGTATCCTAAAATACGAGTTCCAACCATTAATGCATTTTTATCACCGATTAGTAAGTCATCTAATTTAACTTTTGGGTCTGCGATAACACTCTCCAATAGTTTTTCAATTACTTTACCTTGTTGAATTAGATTTGTGGAAGTTAAGATATCTTCCTCTTTTGCTGTCATATATTTAACATCTATTGTTCCACTACGCAAAGGACTATCTTCGGGATATAATAATCCCTGTGAAGGTAAAGATAGAACTTCAGTAGGAAACCCATACTGACTTTCAGCCATTTTTACTCCTTGGTTAATTAAGAATTAATAACTTATTATTTTTTTAAAACTTTTTCTGCACCTGCGATACCGAAGCTACCTAATGTAGTGAATAGGAATGAATTATATACTACATCATTGATAACTAAATCTTTACCCATAAGTCCAGTAACAACATCTGCAAATGCAAATAAAACCATTACTGTAAATGCACCGAAACCAATTATTGATTTCTCGTTGTATTCATTATTGTCTTTAAATATTGCCCACATAACTTTCTCCTTAGAATTGTAGTATTGCGTAGTCGTATCTTAGTGTTAATGACACTTCAGCTGGATTAGCTTCTGCGTAGTTTAAATCACTAAAATCAGCTGATTCAATGAATGCACCTTTTAATGTCCATTCTTCAACTTTATCACCGACCGGCCCTAATACATTAAATGTAATGTCTTTTTTATAGAAGTCTGAATATCCGTCACGACCTGTTACTGATTCGTGGTGTAATCTTACCCACTCCATAACTGATTGTGCTCCACTTGGAACGATTGGGTCATATAGAGTTACTGTAATTGGTTGCCACTCTGCTTTTCCTTTTACATATCTTTTTACATTGATATGGTCAAGTGCAACGGAATTTAATTGTAGTTGTGGTCTTGCTGCAGTTTTAATTAAATATGCAGGAATTCCATCAATTTCCATAATAAACCTGTTTGACATTTTAGGTTCAAATGGTGTGAAAAATATTTCATTTGGGTCTATAAAATCGGCCACTTTCTTTCTCCTATAAAGACTTCTTTTCTATTACATTAATAAATATAACAAAACCAAAAAAAGTGTATGCCAAATAAGATATAGTTTTAGAAGTTTTTTTGAAGTTTTTACTTGACATTGTCATTTATTCATTGTATATTATAGTATGATTGATGAAATAATATGTGAAGAGTGTGGCGTTGAAATAGACGGCTTTTTCCTTTGTGATGATTGTGAAGAAGAACTCTTTGAAGAAAATAATTAAAAAAAAGCTTGACATTTACAAATAGTATTTGTATATTATAGTGTTATGATAATGATAAAGGAAAACGAAATGGAAAATAACTTTGAAAATGAATTTACAACTGATGCCGTGTTAGGTATTATGCCAAGGAATTATGAAGATACTTTGGTTACAAGAGATATTCCTCTTAATTATGGGTATTATAATGATGCTGGTGAGTATATTGAGAACGGAACTCTCGAGATAACTCATTACCAATATGCTCATAATACTATGGAATTATATGAAGCTAATGTTAATCAACCAAGATTAAATCTTGAAAATTATGACAACACTACTCCTGGTGAAGTTGCTCTTTACAAGGGTATTCCTATGATGTATAGGTTTAATCCAGTTATCAGAGAAATGATGATGACTGGTAATTATAGAATTAGATATCGTGGTGGTAGCAAGCCACAATATGGCTTTGTGAGAAGTCAACATAATACTTTGGCTGAATACGCTGATACATTTGCTATTTATCCTAAGTAATTAGATTTGTGGGTTTTCGGTGACTACTTATTTGGAACCGAAGGGTTATGTAGTGTTTCACGAGATTAGAAACAACCTTTGGTGATTTGGTGTAAATCACCTGCAGAATTTCTTTGTCCTTATTAAACAAAAAACCCCCGAGATTATCGGGGGTTTTTCTTAATCAATATTCCTATTATTCAGGGAATGCTGCGCCTGTTGGTTGAACTACAAAGTCCAATACAATAAATTCAGCTGTTCTTGTTGGTTGAATAAATATCTGACCAACTAATTGGTTTCTATCAACAACATCTGGTGTGTTATTGCTATCGTCCATAACTACTCTGAAAGCAGTTAAACCTGAATTTGCTTGAACTTCTTCAAGATATGGATTCACTATGTTTAGGAATCTGTTTCTTAAAGCTGTTGTGTTTTGTTCAAAGACTAAGAATCTTGAAGATGATGCGATAAACTTTCTCAAGTTAATCAACAATCTTCTTACATTGATTCTATCTAATGCACTTGGTTTACCTTGAAGTGTCTTCTGTCCAAACACTACTACACCTTGACCTGGGAAAGTTGCGATAGGATTAATACGATTATCGTATAAATCATCTCTTTCCAGATTAGTTAGTCTTGTTTGTGCTTCCAATACATCTGTTAAACCACCACGATTCAATCCTGCTGGTGCGAACCACTCTTGTCCAATTCTATCATTGTTTGAATAAACACCTGGTAGAATTACTGAAGGTGGAACCCAAGTAGGTTTGTTCTTATTTTCATCAAGAATCTTAACCCAAGGATAATATGTTGCTACATAATTTGTATCTAATGTTTTCACATCATCAATCGCTCCTTGAATTGTTCTTCCGTATCTTGAACCATCTAAAATAAAGAAACAATCTGCTCTGTCTTCAACTTTATCTATTGCGTGATTTGTTACACTTGAGTGATACTCGTGTATAACACCTGGCAATGCTAATAAGTTGATATCAAATTCATCTGGATTTGATACTGCATTTATTGCTCGTTTATATGCTATCGAACCAGTTGCACTTGCACTTGATAAATCAAATCCTTGTGTGTTGTTCGCTGCGATGTTTGTTCCAATTTTGTGTTCTCTTGCCGGATTATCTCCGTCGAATCCATCTTGAAAAGGAACTACAAATTTCAATTGTCTATGGTCTGAACCACTTAATGACAATAGATTGTCACCTGCTGAGTATTTTGTTCCCAATGTTGATGCGTCATCATTACCAAATGAATTTTCTAAACTCATAGTAACGTTGTTACCTGCTACTGCACTTGTTGGTAATGGTGCTAAATACTGCTTATTATCAGGTTTAGTGAAGTCAAAACCATAATATACATTTTGGTCAAATGTTCCACGTTCGTTCTTTTGTCCGTTTCCAGTTGTTTGTCCAGCAAATGAAGCACTTGGCATAGATACATCTATTGATGAACCGCTATATGAAGAACTTGCTGTTGCAATAATGTTTGGTTGTAATACTTTATCAAATCCCATAGGAACTAATTCCTCTGAAATACCTGTTAAATTACCAAAGTCACTAATGTAAACATATCCAGATTCATTTGGATAATCACCATTTGTGGTTAATTTTCCGTCTGAATCAATCGTGATGAATCTATCACCAACTCTTCTTGGTAGATAGTTATCTGATTCTTCATCAAAGTTCAAGTTATCAAAGTTTTCTAAAATAATTCCATCGTCATTTTGACCTGGATTATTTACGATAACTTGTAAACTAAATGAACCAAAATCACTACCTGCTACATCAACTGGTCTTTTAACATTTGATATACCGATACGATACTTGGAATTCATATTAGTTCCGTGTGATATTGTTTTCACTTTAAATAAACTTGTTCTTGAACTATTTACCAATTGTGATTGAATTGCTGGTGTGGTTGCTTCTTTAAAGTCAAATGAAAAGTTTTCATCTGTTTGAACACTACCTGTTGTTGCTATTTTAACTATATCACTTGAACCTGCTTGGTTTGTTGTGCTTTGAAAATTAGAATACACATAAACTGCTTGATTTGCGTCTTGTGGATTCTCACTAAACACTTTTGTAATATAATTCGCTGAACTTGAATCAAATGATAATGTGAAAGCTGTTGTACTTCCTGCATTATTTGTATCAAGGTTCAATACGAATGAGTCTTTAGTTCCACCAGGCACACTAAGTGAAGCACTATTTAAACCATTTAGCTCTGTTGCGTCTGGGTCTGTTGCGCCTCTTGAAGGTTTTAGAATTGCAGCGACTTTGTGTCCTTGTGAACCACTAACGGTTAACACAACACTATCACTTGCATATCCACCTAAATTTAAAACTCTCACGATTGTTACGGTTCCTGCACTTTTCAAATATTGTTTTGCAGTGAACGGAACATAAAAATCTTGATTTTCTTTTCCGAAAATTTTCTCAAACTCACCTAAAGTTCTAACTGCGGTTGGAACAAATGCTGGACCCATATCTGTTGGTCCGATTAATGCTGCTCCTATCTCGCCTATTCCTTGTGGTAAGAAAGATAAATCTTTTTCTCTGGTGAAAACACCAGGGCTTACTATACGTTCGGCCATTTTCTTTCTCCTATTTTTACTATCTTGTAGATAATTATACTATTATAAATATAATCCTTAAATCCCAAAATGCGTTGATTGGGTAAAATAATTAACTAACTGGTGTAAATTTACCAGTAGTAATGTCTAAATTACCAACACCATACTTTTCGGTTAATTCACTAACTATTTGAGATTCAGTTCTTTGTAATGTTGTGTATTGAGTTTCTAAACGTAGTTTATTGTTTTCAATATTATCTAATTGTTGTTCAGATTGCATACGTGCTATTTCTAATTTACCCAAAGATACTTCAACATTTGCATAATCACTTCTCAATTGTTGTAATGAATTTATTTCTTTTTTTGTGAATTTTACTTCTTTTGACTTTTTTGCCATTATAACTCCTTTATTACTTATATATAAATATAAACTTACTTATTCAAACAATCACATTTCTCTTTAATTTCATCTATTTCTTGTTTTAATTCTTTTATTGATTCTATCAGTAATGGGACAATCTTTTCATACTTGACACCTAAGTATCCATTAGCACGAGTTGCTACAATCTCTGGCATAATTTCTTGAATTTCTTGTGCTACGACACCAATGTCTTTTCCTTTATAAACATTTTGCTTGTCGTTCCATACAAATGTATAACCACCAATCTTATCCATTTTTTCTAATGGGTTTTCAATTGGTTGTATATTGTCTTTTAG